AAAATATAATATTAATTATAATATGAATTGTGAAACAAGTAGATCGATCAAAAAAAGATCAAAAGGAAATGATGTATTTATTACACCAATAGAATTAGCTATAAAACATGTACATTTAATTGATTATAAAGATGATGATATATGGTATGATCCATTTAGAAATAGTGGAAATTATTATAATAATTTTCCAAATGATAATAAACTATGGTCTGAAATATTAGATGGTGAAGATTTTTTTGAATTCGATACTTCTGTTGATATTATTTGTAGTAATCCACCATATTCAATTATAGATAAAGTTTTAAAAAAATGTATTGAATTAGAACCACATACAATTTCTTTTTTAATAGGACAAAATAATTTAACAGCCAAACGCATCGAAACCATGAATACTGCAGGATATTACCTCGAAAAATGTGTAATGTTAAAAGTATGGGATTGGTATGGATTAAGTTATATTGTAATTTTTAAAAATACATGTAATACTAATTGTATTGATATTGATAGGAAAATATATTATACAAAAAAAGAATAAATATTATTAATAAAATAATATAATAATAATATATATAAATAATGAGTTCTAATAAAAATTCTATTCAAAATATGCAATCAACTGATTTTGTTAATATTCAGTTATTAGAATGTAATAGGAAATTTTCACAGGAAGTTCAAGGTGGTAATCAAACTGCTGATGATAGTAAAGCTAGATTTACAAATCGAGTAAAAGAAACAAAAATAAATATTGGTGATAAAATATCAGTTGCTAATGTATTTGCTAATCAAAGGGGGGCTTCATCAGAAGTAATACAATTCGATGGAGTTGCAGTAAATACAGATCATACACAGGAATATACAAAAACATTACCATTTGGAGATTATGGTGTTCAAGGTTCTCCATCAGGTAGAAGTTATACTAAAACAACAAATTTCCAAGTAACAACAATTCCACAAGATAATCAAGCTAGTATTTTATATAATTTTTATAAAAATAAAAATGGTGAAAATCATATTACATTACCTCGATCTTGGTGTGGTTCTAATATAGAAGTTGCTAAAAAACCTCGAACAGAATGGACACCACTATATCCTGATGATGAGGATGGTGGGACAATATCAGTTGATTATAAATCATGGAGAGAAAAGAAAGAAACAACACAAGATACTATACAAAAACATAGTGGAATACCGAAAAATTTTACAAATCAAAGTGGTGTTGCTACAAATTTTTATGTACCATTATCACAATTATTATCTGCAGATTGGAAACAAGTTTCATTTGTAAATGAAAATCAAGGTGCTGTTCAAAATAATTCAGTTATTCCTGCTAGTAGAGTTGATAATAGTAGATATATGTTATTTAGAATTCAAGATAAAAATGCTAATATGATAAATGCAGATAATCCATCAGCTCCACAAGACCCTGTTACATATAATATTCATGGAGGACAAAATAGAAATGCTGTATATTATGAGTTTCCGACAGATGATACAGATTATTATAATTCAAAAGATCCAGCAATAGATTTCATTTATTTACCATATACAGAAATATTACAATTAGAAGTTGGTAGAGGATATTTAGCTCCTGTTAATGTTGCGGATCGATTAACACAACAATTAACAGAAGAAATAGATAGATCAGAAATTCAAAAAACAATTGGAACTGCTGGTAATACATTTACAGAAACATTAACAGCAACTACAGAAACACCAACTATGAAGCCATTTCCATGTGGATCTTGTAGTGATTGGAGTGAGGATTATTATTATAAAAATCGAGATTATCAAACAACTGATACAAAAGAACAAAAAAGGAGAGCCATGCAGTATGTATCCAATTATGAAATAGTTGGATTTAAAAGGCCTGAAATAGTAAAAGCAATTCGAAACAATAGTCAAAATGTTGGATTATTTCAACCAGCATCTCATTTTGTTAGACAATCATTATTAAAAGTAGTATCAGCCAATCAACCAGCATTAGAAACATCAATACCTTGGTCTCAAATGAATTTACTTGCTATGAAAGAAATATTTGACGCACAGGCATTATACGATGAATTATGGGATTGGAATAATAATGATTTTTTAAATCAAAGTTCTGATGATAATACGAAGGTATTTTATCGAGATTATGTGAAAAAAACAAATTCGAGATATATGAATTTTCAAGCTACTAATGATAGTAACCAAGCTGATGCTGGTGTATTAGGTAGTGATATGTATGTTGAAAGTTTAACAGCACAAGATCCAGCACATCCAAAAGATCATATTTCTAATGTATTATGGATTGATTATGACCCCTCGACAGCAGATTTTTATGAGGACACATACCAACAAACAAAATTAAATTATGGATTTGCTACAAAATATAAACATTCAGATGGAAAAGATTATATATTAATACATGTAAATGGTTCTATTAATGGAATAGGTGGTGGTAAATATTTACCTGATTATTTATTTTCTCAATTTGATGGAGGAGGAGCTCAAATACCACTTGGAAATAAAATTGGTTTTGATTTTCATTTCTCTGCATTTGGACATGGAAATAGTATAGCATTATATAGTGGATATTTAGATTGGTATTATAATTCCTTGAATATAATTCCACCAACATTGCTTAATGCGGATAATGATGTTCAATATCAAGCTCGAGGTAAATGGGATAAAACTGGTGCTGTTGCTAATAAGGATTTATATAGAATTACTGGTAATATTAGACAAGTATATGTTGGTTCGAATTCTCCATTAATTAATTTTAATGAAACAGCTAGTAGATTTGAAATTAGTAATTTACATTCATCTGAATATATTGGAAATAATGAATGTGCTGGATCGAATATAAAAGATCATGCAATAGCTTCTGTACCTGATTTTATGAATGCTGTTTATAAATTAAATAAAAGATCGAATTTTTTTAATTTTTGTCCTGATTTGAACCCTTATACGATGATATGGAAAAGAAGTGATACAAGTAATAAAGAAACTACACCTGTTCTTATTTCAGATATTTCACCATATTTAGATAAATACCATCCATATGATAGTAATAGTGGTATTACTATGTTGGATTGGGGTTATAATTTAGTTGAAAGTTCTGATAGATATAGAAAAAATACATGGAACGAGGGAATATGGAGTAAATTAGGATATGAACAAAAAGATTTAGTATATGATGGATTAGATATAACATTTGAAAAAAATTATAATTTTAAATTTACAAATTTAAATATTAATCAATCAAAAGCATTAACTACAAATGCTATTATAAGTATTAATGATGCTCCGAATTATGTAGCAAATGTATTTGGAAATAGTATAATGAATTATCAATTACCATTATCATCATATTTATATGGAATGGATGGTGCTGTTCCTCCATTTGATCCTGCAATAAATATAGTTCAAACATCATCAGTATTACAAGCTTCATTATTTCCAAAGAAAATGGAAAATGGTTTCTTTTGTATTCGAAGTAATATTATTCCAAATACTCAATATAGTGGTTCTAAATATGGTGGAACAGAATTAAATGTAGTAGCTGTATGTAATAAAGAAAATGCTGAAAGTGATTTCTATTTTAGTGAAAACTCACAGATGGAATTTACAGCCACTAAACCATTTGTTATTAGTGAAATAACAACATCGATACATAAACCAAATCAAGAATTAGCTGATCTAGATGATAATTCATGTGTTATTTATAAAATCGAGAAAAATATAATGCAACAAACAAATTTAATTTCAGATATATTAACAAGAACAAATTAAAAAAAAATTATATTATATAAATTATGGAGTTAGAGATAGAGATGCTCGATATTAAAAATGTATTTGAAATACAAAGGATTAGACAGATGTTATTACATGAACCTGATTTATTAGCTATATTTGAATTATTATGTATTGTTATTAATAAAAGATTAAATAATGATAAACCTGCAGAAATATTAAAATTATTTAATGGAGATATTACTTCTGATGAAGATGATATAGATTTATCTGATCATAGCTCTGATGATGACTAATATATTATACATTTAAAATCTTTTTTTATTATTATTATTTTTTATTTTTTAAGAAAAATTAGTTAAATAAAATATATTTAATTAATTATAATATATAAATGAGATCTCTAGAATTTTTGGAATACCTTGAAGCAAAATTTGGAAAGGGCTTATACAGACGGATCAATTACCATTATCAAAATACAAAAAAAGGAGAATTAAAGAAAGTTCCGATCGATGATTTTAATAATTGGGATAAAACAAAAGTAATTGGTAATCGAGGTTATTGGAAAGAGGATAAAATTAATTCATTTTCATTTTATATCAAGTATGTACCAAATTTATTATGTATTGATTTTGATAGTAAAGATGTAAGTAATGATGTATTATATAATAAATTAATGCAAAATAATTGTTGGAATACTGAAACAAAAAAAGGATTTCATTTTTATATTTTTATTGATAATATTTCTGATTATTGTAATGAAATAAATGTTGGTAAATTTAATGATATTGATTTAATTAATGTTAAAAGAAATACATGGGAATTACCAACAAGAGAAATTAAAGGTGAAGAAAAACATTTTATTTGGGAAGAATTAAAACCATATTTTAATGAAGATAAAATGAATTTTGTATCTCCAGCTGTATCACCATCGAATTCACCAGCACAATCAGAAGAAGAAGATAGTATCGATCCTGATTTTATATTCGAGCCAATTAATAGTGTAAATAATTATGAATATGATAAAAAACAATTATTAGATATTGTATTACAAATTACATCTAAATATGAATATGATGATTGGATTAAAATTGGATTAGCTTTATATAATATTACAGATGGTAATGAAGATGGTTTAGAAATATGGGATACATGGAGTAAATTAGATACTATAAATTATTGTAAAGAATATTTAATTACAAAATGGAATAATTATATGTGTAATCCTGATTTAGATAAATTAATAGGTATTGGATCATTAAAAAGATGGGCTGAACAAGATAATCCATCTAATCCTTATAAAAAAATATATTATGAATTTAGTAATATTAAATATGATAAAAATACTGATGAATGTATTGAAATCGAAGGTAAAATGAATATTCGAGGAGTTATAGATAAATTAAATAAAAATTTAATATATGTAAAAGAAACTGGTGAATATATTATTACTGATACAAAAGCTAATGGAGAACAAACATGGTATTTGAAAAATTCTGCAAAGGTTAGAGAACATTATAAAAAATTTTTATTTAAATGTTATTATACTAAAAAAACAATTAATCCTTTTGATATTTGGTTAAGTAATATCGAGAGAAGAGAAGTTCGAAGTATTGGATTTAATCCATCAATTAATTATGATACAAATGATATATTTAATTTATGGAAAGGATTTAATATTAGTAAAGAAAAAGCTGAAGAATATAATGTAAATGATGCTAAACCAATTTTAGATCATATTAGAAATATATGGTGTAATAATAATGAGGATACATATAATTATGTATTAGATTGGTTTTCTCATGTATTACAAAAACCTGATAAAAAAATTGGAGTTGTATTGTGTTTGAAATCGAAACAAGGAGCTGGAAAAGGAATTGTACTAGAAAAGATTGCAGAAATAATTGGTGATAATCATTATATTCAGAATTCAAATGCTAATTTCTTATTTGGTGATTTTAATGGAATGTTAGAAGCCAAAGTATTAATTGATCTTGATGAATGTTTTTGGGGTGGTGATAAAAAATTAGAAAGTATTGTTAAAAATAAAATAACAGAAAAGAAACAACCAATTAATAAAAAAAATAAGGAATTATATATTATTGATGATTATGCTAATTATATAATTACAACTAATAATGATTGGTTTGCTGGATTAACAGAAGAAGATAGAAGGCATTATTGCATTCAGTTGAATAATTTATTATCAGGTAGAATGACTGATGAGAAATATAAAATATTAAAACCAGTAATCGATGCTCCTGCTGGATCATTTGCTAAATATTTATTCAATCGAGATATAACACAATTTAATCCAAGAGTATATAAAAAATCAGCACTAGCACAGGAACAAGTAGAAAGAAATTGGAATAGTGTAAAAGTATGGTTTAATGATTGTTTAAAAGATGGTGGTTTTTCATTACCAAATGATAAATTTGTAGCTTGGAATGAAATATTACAGGATGAATATGATAATAATATTGGAGGTATTACTATTAAAAATAAAAAAACAAATAAATTCGAAACAGCATATTTTAAAGATTGGTTATATAATTGTTATAATAAACAACATACAGGAGGCCATAAATTTCATAATGATGCATTTTATCGAGAATTAAAATTAAATTGTTTAAACAATCTTTACAAAGAAATAAGGCCAAAGATTAAGAAATTACAAGGTAGAAGTAGATTTATAATATTACCTGATTTAAATACATGTCGGCAGAATTGGAATTTAGTTCAAGATTTTGATTATGATTGGACTAATACTGCAGATGATTATGATATTGACCCTTGTATGATCGAGGATTAAGGATTATCATTATCATTATTATCTTGATTATTATTTACATTTGGTAATATATTTGGTAATATATTATTATTATTATTATTATTATTGTTATTATTATTATTTTCATTATTATTATTATCTTCATTATTATTATTATTATTATCTTCTTCATCATCTTCTTCTGTTGGTTGTCTATCACAAGAGAATATACCAAAACATAATGAAATCTTTGTACATCGAGATTTAAATAACACCAGCAAAACAGAAGCCAAAGCTGAAGCTCCAATAGTAATTATATTCGAGTAATCATTAGCATTCCATACATATGTTTGTTGTTGTGTTTCCATTATAGTATTATTCATTTATAATATTTTATATTAACAAATATAATATATTTTAAATTTTATATAATATGATTAATTATATGTATTATTGTATTAAAGAAATGGAAGCTTCTAAAAAGAAATGTTGTAATAATAATAAGATCGATCTTGTGCAAGAAACAAGGGTTAAATTATTAAATGAAATATCTATGAAATTAAAATCAATTAGTAATGATATGAATGATATTAAAAAAGATATTAGTGAAATAAAAACAAAAATAAATGATGATTTAATTATCGAGGTTGATAAAAAAGAAAAAAATAATAGTTGGTGGTATTAAATCTTATATTATGTGAGTTAATATAGTATAATATATCATACATATATGATAAATCTTGTATTATTACTATTAAATATGGATTTTATTAGTTAATTAGCACTTAAACAATAATAAATTAATTAATTTATTATATCTTTATATACTATTATATCATTAAATCTAATATATTATACCATAATAACAGATTTGGAGGGTATTTACATGTATTTACCATATATTTACCATATATTTATCAGAATATCAGATTGTTAATACTTAAAGCTCCGAGTATAATAAGAGTATAATATATAATACCAAATGAATGATAATAATAATAATAATAATCTATTAAATGATGTTAAGAATTTAATAGATGAAAATAATAAAATGAAATTAGCTATTAAAAATGTATCTTATTTAATTAATGATACAATTAATAAAGAATATGAACCATGTATGCAGGATTTAAAACAAATATGTGTTATGTTAAATATTAAATTAGATGTAACTGGTAAAGTTCCATCTAGTTATTTTTATGATAAAGAATATAATGCTGATAAATATATAGAACAACAAAAAGCTAATGATAAGAATTCAGCCGATAAGGAAACAGAAAATTGGCTACGAAAACACCTTGATAATTAATAATTAATTTTAAACAACATATAATATATATTTATGAACTTTAATATATATAATAATACATTTAATAAATATCTATCTAACATTTAATATATATATAATCTATTTTATTTATATATAATTTATACAATTATATATTTATATTATGCCCAATAAACCTGTGTATCACCAGTTCCACCAGTAATATCGATCTCTGCAACTCGGACACATTCGATCCATGCTCGAAGGGTGTATGTCTTACCAGCTCCAAGATTGGCTAATGTCTTATATTTCAAAAAGATTTCAACACCTCTCTGATTAATTTTCTCACCACGATTGAGAGCAACAGCCAACCAGCCCATCTTACCAGCTAAAAATGTATTTGCTTGGTGGCCTTCAAATGATTTACCTGATAATGATGTAATTTCATTACAATATTCCTCCTTTGTAATCTGTGGAGGTAATCCTTCAGTTCGAACAACATTATGATAATGTCTTCCATTATTACTTACATCTCCACCAGCAAATAAATATAAATCATTATATTTTACATTTAATTCAACTGAACTACCAGCACCAACCCATTCAGCATTATATTTATTTACAAGTGAGCTTTCACCATCATTATCATTACACATACCACAAATAATCTTATTAACTTGTCTATTAGCTCCACCAAGATTACGAATAATATTTGTTGCTTTATCATGTGTATATGATGTTTTAGTTAATCTATAATCAACATATTCAATTACCCTCTTTCCATTTTCAAGGCCACCCTCCCATTTAGAAATTTCATCAGGTTGATAATGTAGATAATCAGCCATTAATTTTGTCTGTGCTATATCTAATGGATAATTCTGATTAGCACTATCACCAGTTCGAATACAATTTCTACCACGAGTTTCAGCAGTAGTTCCACTTGGTTCGAAGGTAAGTTCAATCACCAAATTTTGCATTGCGTATGTTGGTAATTGTGCTGTACGGAATATCGGGAAAAGGTCTGCAAGAGAAACAGAGAAAATTGGTTCTTGTCTTAAATATTGAGAAAATGGTTTCCTCAATACAAGACCTTGATTTTCCATAGATAATCCATCCTGTACCATAATTCCTTCACCCTTACTATTCGATGTGGTTACATTACCAATAGCATCATCATAAGAAACCTCATGAGCTAATGTTCTACTAGTTAAAAATTGTTCTTTTTCAACTAAATGCTCACTATCTAAAAATATACTTTCATAACTTTGGAAATGGTTAAAATCATCGATTTCCTGTAATACAACAGCACCATTATTTCCTCGAAGGACAGCACGACGAAGCAGAGCCATCACACCAACATTTAGAGGAAAAAATGCATTCTTTCCATTTATTCCTTGTAACTGGAACTGAATTCTTGATTGACTACTTAAAAATCCGCGTTGATCCAATTGAAATCTTACAAATGTATTAGTATTTACAATTGGCCTTATAATTACACTCTCGACATCCATAGTTGGATTGGAAGCAATCACACCAACAGACATTAGATCAACAGGGGGTTGTTTAGCTTTTGGAACACTCATAGCCATAGCCGATTTTCCAGTATTTCCATAAGACATCTTATTTATATAATATTATATATTATTTTTAAAATAATATAAATAATTCTAAAAAATATTTAGTAAAAAAATATTAATTAATCTTTATTTTTAATTACATGATGTCTTGATTTTCTCAATTCACCAGTTTCAGTTTCAAAATCACTATACCAATATTGTTTTCCATATGTAGTTGTTAATTCTTCACCAGCTTTAATTTCTCTTGTAGATACTAAATTTAATCCTTCAAACCTGCAGTTATTTAATTGTGGTTTATATGTTTTATCAGGATGATATGCTCGATCATTTGGAATATGTGCTACATATATTTGATTTTTTGGTATATAATTATCAGTAATTATTCTAAATTTTTCAATATTCATATTATAATCTGAATTATAAATTAATTGCACATTTTCTTCAGTTTTATCAGGAGTAAATGGTGTTGGTTCTCCATCTTTATAAAATACATCAGGAAATTCGAGATCTTGTATCAATTTAACAGGATAGAAACATATTACATTATCTTTTGGAATGTCTATATTTGTAAATAGACCTTTACCAGCATTTTTTAGCTTACTATCTTTGACTTCTAGTTCTTCGATTTCACAATCATTTTGTAAAAATTTTTGATGTCCAATTATATATTCAAATGTTTTCTTTTTTAATAATTGATCTTTTGTTAATTTTTTTTCATCCATTTCCATGAAATTATCATTTTGTTCATCTTGAATATTTTTATCAGACATATTATTCCTTTTATATTATTATAAATATTTTATTTTTTTTTAAATTACTGAACTACTTGTAATCCATTTTCATTATATACAACAGAAGCTTTATTTTTAATGAAAAGGAATACGGCATTCGGATTATCACTAGTTAAATCAACCTGCATATTAATTCCAAAGGTTTGAGAACTAAAATCAACTCCAGTATCGAACAGAGTGAAAAGTTGGCCAACACCGAAATTCGATCCTCCTTCAATTATTTTATTATCATTACCAGTTATTAAATAATTAGCATTGCGAGGATTAATTTGAGTTCTCTGAAATGGTTGCGACCAATCACGAATAGCATTCATCCAGCTCTCTGTAATCTGTGGATCAAGTGTATCTGCGGTTTCAAGCTGATCTTTCTGTATAGTATCGATTTGGTACATAGTTGGAAATGCTGTTCCACCCCTAGTAAATAGAATTGAATTTATTTTAGCACAACTACCATCAGCATTTAGTATTGGAAGTGTAGAAGCTCCATCAAAGGATCGATTATTTAAATGTTTCGATGGAATAAAATTAGCAAATGCAGAAATACAATTCCTTAATGCTAATGAGAAATTAATAATTGCGTTTTGTGAATTAATACTTGTATAATATGTGGAAAATGAATTAAATGAAAATCCTTGTTCTTTCTGTGCTGATAATTGACTGATAGTTTTTTCATCAGGATCTATTACTTCGGCAATAAGTTTAACATCTTCTAATTCATAATAAGCATCTGATATATTAGCTCCAGTTCCATCTTCTTCATAAAGGAAATCGGCATCACTATTTAATACGAGATCTAACACCATTCCATTTAATCCATATTCATTAGACATCGGTATTGGAGTATTAGAACTTAATACTCCTGATGGTAATGGACAACAAAATGAAACTGGAGTTTGAGCTTCAACTACATCTTCTCTCATAAGATTAAAATTACTATCAACGAGACACATATTTTGCTCATGAGTATGTGTATCACCATCACTAGTTACACTCGGCAACCAGCTCGAACAGAACCTATTGTAGTTTTTAAGGTGTTCCATTACGGACTGATTACCATTTTTAATAATTATTTGAGACAACGCACCATATATACCAACCCTTTCATTAATAGTTAATTTATCACCTCCTTTTGCAAGGACACCATCAGATTTGTAAAATGAAATTTTACCTTGAAATCTTAATGAAGAAGGAATTAGCATCATATCAGAAGCACCGATGGTAAAGGATACGATATTATTACCTGCTCGATACGATATTTTAGATGTCGGAACTTGGTTACTTGGCTGTATTTCAATAAATCTTTTTGAACTCATACTTTTTATATAATATAAGTTAAATTAAATTTATAATAATAATTTTAAAAAAATAAATTAAATGTTCTTAAACATCAACAGACATTCCACTCGAAGTAATATTGAGACGACGAATGTGAGCAACATAACAAAGCCATAGCTTATCCTTTGCTGGTACTCCATCAGCTCCAGCTTCTTCATAATTTACCTGTAAATTGAAATCACCCTTGGCTCTTGCGTCATAAGTTCCTGACCCCATCGAGAGAGATCTTCCGATAAAATAATTATCATAAGTAGATTTTAAACTGGTACATTTAAATCCCATTTGTTTTAGAGCTTTCATATTTTCATATAAATTAATTTGGTCTATACTTCTACCAGTAGTAATTTTTGCAACCGACACAGGCTCACTAGGATTTAATTTATTATTATAGACCATTTGATACGATGTAATGTGATCTGAAATTCCTACAATACCAGTTCGATCAGCACCACGACGACGAAGCCAACCCTTTGTTCCATCATAATCATGCTGTTCATTACCATAATTATATGTAGTAGCACAAGTAATTAATTCTTTTGGAGTGTAAATTTCAGCATCAGTCGGAACACAAGCAATAGCTTTACACCGACTATTATTTATTGGTAATCTTAAATTACTGATACGATCTCCTTTCTGTTGAGAAATTTTATAACATGTATATGTTGGATAATCATATTTATATTCACCCTTTTCTTTGATTAGAGAATTGATCGAAGCTACAAGTGGAGGAGGAGGCATTAGTTTAGTAATAAGTAATTCAGCATCACTTATAGTGTATGATAAATTATATGTAGTTTCAGATACAACAGAATTATCAATTAATACACAATCATTTGAAACTAGATTATTTCCTGCAATAGTTTGTTCTTCTGTAAATGTAATGGAAACAGCACCATTACCACCATTAGCAGTAGCTTCGAAACCAATTTCTTTGATAATACCACTTTCAGCACCAGCACCATTATTAAATGTTACTATTTTATCAGCTTCAACACCACCAGTAGAACTAGTAGTTACAACAGCTTTGATTTTTTGGCCAACTACAAAGGGCAGGTTCTTAATTCTCCTCTGATTATTTCTACCTGAAACATAGAAAGTGGTTAATTTTGCTCCAACATTAACATTATCACCACCACCAGCAGTTTTTTCGAGGAAAAATGGATTACTTAATGTATTTCTCAAATAATTAACATTTTGTAATTTTCTGAAAACCTTTTTATTTTCCTCCAAAATCCACTCTAGACGGAGACCCCCCATAGCTTCACAAACTAGCATACGATCTTGAGACCACAGGCCACTATTAAGGGGCAATACAACTTTGGCTTCAATAAATTTATGTTTAGCATTTCCATCAGCATCGAAATTTGGAACTCCTTGTGTAGCTTCATCATAAGGATCAAAATAAGGATTATTTAATACATTATTTCCATCTTGTCTAAATCCACCTTCCGTACATCTCGAAGCAGGATCAAATGATACAGAACCTTCGGTAAGATCTCTCTTATTTCTTTCATTTTTATCATTATCATAATCATATTTTAATGCAATTAGAGAATTCATATTTACTATCTCCTCCAACATGACGGATCTATCACCACTCCAACACCTAAATTCTTTACACAAAATATTTGCACCAATCTGCTGATCGAGTGTAAATTTACATGGAGATACACCAGCAGGAAGTTTAATTTTTACTTTAAAAGCAAGAGAAGAAGCACGCGGTTTAATGTATTGAGCTGAAGAAGGATCAATAAAAAATTCTAATTTCTGATTTTCACCTAGATCGAGGTTGTTAAGGGGATGAATTGAAATCTTTTCAGAAGGCATCGGCACACTTTCATCTATTTCAAAGAAACTATCAGACATATTTTATAATAATATATATATTAAATTTATATATGAATTATTTTTTTAAAAACAATAAATTATTATTAATTGATATTATTATTGAAATATATGGAATATATTATTTATATGAAAATTTAAAAAGCTCCTGTTCCTGCAATCTGTAATCGAGGATTTCTACTCATGGATGATACTAAACCAAGTGAAGAATAATTAACAATAGAAGATTGTTTATCTTTTAATCCTTGTTCTTTATCTGTTAAATCTTGTTGAGCTTTTTTATTTTTTGATTTTTCTTCAATATCATCTTCAATATGGCCAATTCCAGTTAATAATCCACCAACCAAAGATGTTACTGCTCCAACAGGTTCTAATATTGGAATTGCTGTTCCAATTAGATCAGTATAAGCTCCAATTTGTCCAACAACATCACCAGCTTTTTCTAATTTATTATCACCAGCTAATTTACCTTGTGAAATATCTTCGATGGTAGAAACAACACCCATAGTTCCACCAATTAATTTTTTAGCACCATATAATCCAGTATCTAATCCTTCTTCTGTAATTCCAGTTTTTTCTGATAAAGCTGTCTTTAATTTTCCTCCAAATGATTTAGCTGGTGTGTCGTCTGATGGTGTTATTTCTTCATTTGTAGTTGGTGCTGATGATGTATCAGTTGTTTTTGTTGGTGGTTCAGTTTCATTTGATGCACCTGTATCTCCTGAATTTTCTGTTCCAGTATCAGCATTTCTTTCTTCAATTGTTTGTTCAGGTTGAGGTTCAGGTTCTTGAACTGGTGATCGAGGCCTTGCTACTTCAACTTGTCTATTTAATGAAACATTTTTAAAACCTTTTCCAACTGGTACATTTTCTCCAGCAGTATCAATAGCATCATCACTCATGGATAATCTAAATCGAGGATCTTGTCTTACTGGTATTGGATTATTTCTACCAGCTTCTTCCAAAGCATCAGTTCCTTCACTCGATCTAAATAATGATTGTGGTTTTCCTGTGGTTATTTTTCCTGATGTCCTTAATGAAACAGGGTCATCATCAGTCGGAACTTCTGTTGATGGTTTTGTATCTCTTTCTACTTGTGTTCCTTTTTTATCTTCTGCAACATCATCTTCATTTTTTTCACCAGTTTTAAATTTATCGAGAAAATTATTAGCTTTATCAGATAAATAATTTTTATTTGCTACAGCATGGCCAACATCATCTACTTTATATGCTGTTTTATATTTTTTATAATTTTTAACTGCTTCTGATACTTCTGTTGATAAAAATGCTTCCTTTCCAACATCACCAGTATGAACTAATACATCAGCAATTTTTCCTTCTTTACTATTTTTTAAAGTGGCTAATGCTGTATTTAAATGGTCATCTAAATCTTTATTATGTGCTAATACACCATCATTATACATATTCGATGCTTGGTTCATTTGATTAGTAAATGTGCTCATTCCAAAATCGGTCATATTTATATTAATAAATGATATAAAATATAATATAACAAAAAATTAAAATAAAAAGAGATAATTAATCTAAAAATATTAAATCTTTTTCTAAATTCATTTTATAACAAAAATAAAAAGATGCAAATGGAGGTGAATAATTCCTTTTAGTAGAATTAAGATGTCTGAAATTAATTCTTTTATATGGGACTAATATTTGAATATCTTTAAAATCTTCTTGAAAATATTTATAACTTAATAACATAGATGGACATATTAAAATAAAAGGTTTATCTAATTCTTTTAATCTTGCTAATATTTCTTTTTTTTTACTAAATGGTGGATTATCAATAACCATATCATATTCGGGAGTATATGAAAAGAAATCTTCATCTTGATGTATTATATCGAAACCTAATTCATTAAAATATTCTTTTTGTTTTCCATCACAATAAAATGGAGACCATATCTTTTTATCTTTTGGTATATAATCTTTTATTCTTAACCAATCTTCAGCATTAGTAATATAATTATCACTATCTTTATCTTTACAAAAACTCATTATATATATTAAATATATTTTTATTTAAATTTAATCTTCTGTGGCCTTTGTATCAGGATCTTCAAAATCAATAATTTCTTCATCTTCACTATCTAAACCTTCTAATGCTATTGTTGGCTTATCACCATGTCCTATAATTGTATCAAAATTTTTCATAAATACTGCAGGATTTTGTTGAGCATTAATCACTAACATATTATATTTTTCCTTCATACAATAATTATAATACATCATAAATAATTGTTCTGAACCACAATAATCAGAATATTCTTCTGCAATCTTGGATAATTCCTTGAAATTATTTTGTTTAAATACACAAATAAAATCGGAATTATTGCGTATAACATTTGATACGGCACGAAAGCTTTGAACGGCCAAAATAATTGATGTCTCGATGTGTCTGTATCGGCTGGAAAGGAATGAAATTTCAGATGTTCTTTTAAAATCTCTCGATATAATATCATCTAATACAATTAATCCAGTCGGCATTTCTTCTCTTGGAAATTCCTTTTGTTCCGCAATATATTCTTTGATATATTTATCATCATAATGATCTATTACTTCAAAAGCATCCATTAAAAATTTACCCTTTGGATCATTATTAATTGTATTACTCATGATTACCACTTTATCAAAATATTCTGTACCAAAAAATCCATTTTGTTCAGGTTCTCCTCTTAAAGCACTAACAATAAAATTACTCTTACCACTACGCACCGACCCACAGCAAAGCATACAAAATGGAGGAACTGGTAAATTTGGATGTAATTGTTTATATTTTGTTTTATCTTCTAAATCTCGAACTTTTAATATTTTTGGAACAACTAGATTTGGATTTTCCTTTTTCTTTTTTTCCATTATTATATTATATTATAATAAAATATAAAAATAATAATTTACCATAAAATTTTATGAGACCAATATTTTGCAGTATTTTTATCTGTTGCTTTACCATGTCTCGAATAATAATTCTTTTTTCTCTGTGGATCATTATGATCGAGTGATTTATAATGTCCTAATTTATCTTTAAACTGGCCATATCTTTTATCACCAAAATGAATTATTTTTGTTTTACCATTTGCTCCTTTAACATATACAGAATATTTTTTATTTTTTGCTTTGGAAGGCCATGGTTTATATAATATTTTATTACCTTGTTTATCTAAAGGCATTATATTATTGTATAATTAATATAATATAAAAAAATGAAATTAAAAAATTATTGTGGAATATAATATTGTGTCCAAGCATTATCAATAGTAGATGTTGTATTTTTAACAACTTGTTTTAAACTATCATTATGATTTTTTGTAGCTTGTGTTTTCTTTTTTTCTTCCTTTCTTTTTTTTCTTTTTGTATCATATTTTTCAACTGCTTTCTCCTGCAGATCGATGATCTGTTCCTCTGTTAAATTCCATGTTTGTTTGAAATCTTCGGAAAATCCATTCATAGCTGGATTATCATAATTTTCAACTTCTTGTTTCAATACTTTATGTTCCATTTCTTTTTTCTTTTTTGCTAATTCTTTCATTTCTTTTTTTTGTCTAGCATTATTCCTTCGATTTTCTAAAGCTTTCAATCTTCCTTGTCTTAATTTTTCCTTGTGTTCTGCTGTAAGTTCTCTCTTTTTTTTAACTTGTGTTATAACTGGTTTATCAAATACATCCTGTTCATCATCATCACTTTCAACAAATTCAGAATTATCATTATCTTCTGAAGGATCATTTATTTCATCCTCATGTACATCATTTTCTAAATCTGAATTAATTTGTTCTATTTCTTCTTCATCACTCATATTTTTATATTATATTTATATATTTTTATTTATATTTGTTTATTTTAAAAAGTTAAAAATCTATTTCTTTTCAGGCCGAACATGAAGCACTAAACATGTATCTCCAACCAATTCAGTTGCTCTCCTTTCATCCTTATGGACAATATCAACATCGAATTCATTTAATACAACTGGCTGTGAATTGTTAAGTGATAAATAGCACTTCTCGTTTGCTTCGAAAAATAAAGCCCCAAATTCTTCACCTGAATTAGTAAATTGTGGAATATGGTATAATATTTTAGATGGACTATGTTTCAGAGCATTAAAGGATTGATATGTGAAATTTTTAACTCTTACAAATAAACTCTGTCCTCCTTCTGTGATCTTTGGTAATTCATTTGAAGTAAATACTACTTTTGATCCATCCAAAGTAACTTTATCAACAACTCCATCACCTTTGAAACCAAATGAATTTATAGCATTAGCACCAATAGTTCGATGATATAATTGAGATTGTGATAAAATCATAACAATATTATAATCAACACCTTTACTTACATTAACCGATTTAAATAAAGCTTTTTCTGTTGTATCATCAATATCATTAAAAAATCGAGTATCAATATCTCTACAATAAATATTTTCTCGATTTAATAGTTGCATAGTAGCAAACCAATCTTTATTTTTTCCTCGATATGACCAATTAACCATACCTTTATTATAATAAGCATCAGCAGACGCAGTATTTTGTGGTGGAATACCAGTATATTGTTGAACTTCAACATAATCACCTAATTTTTCTAAATATACTTTTCCAAACATCATCCAATTATTTTGATTAATTGGTTTAAAATAATTAACCTTTTTCTGTCCATTTCCTGCAAGGGTTTTTTGATAAGCTACAAGTGAAACCCAATTATTACCATCTTTGGAATATTGTGCCTTAATTGTTTCACCTTTACATTCTAATGCTAGATGTGTAATTTTATCACCTGATATTGTTAATTTATTAGCAGGACATACACCAGCATTAGCATCCCATCCATGATATACAACCTCTCTCGATCTAATCATAGTTTTATCATTTGGATCTACAACTGAATGGAATACCTCGATTGTATTACCATCTTCTAAATTAGTTCTGATTTCAAAATCAAAAAAAGGTGTTCCTTTATCAGCACAATAATCAGGATGAGTATATGTATTATCTGCAGATCGAGATAATCCTAATCTAAATCCACCTCTTATACCTCCACTAATATTTGCTAATGAATATTCAATTCTTCCACCTGTTAAAGATATTGGAGCATGTTTCATAATACAGCTACAAATACCAGCATTTTTAGTAATTCGAGCATTAGCTCCTGCTTTTGAAATAGTAAATGAACTATCATCAGGAGGAGAACCAACACCAGTCCATTCTGCCTGTGTTATTGGTACTAAATCTCCTTTCGTATTACCATGTGTATTTTCAGTTCTTTGATCGAATTTAAATTCAAAGCCCTCGAAACTATCATCAGCACTTCTTTTTACTTGAATATCAGATAATCCTTGAATACATGGATGATATAAAAATCCAGCAGTTTCAGATAATCCAGTATATTTATTAATATTTACTTGTAATCCATTAAAACAATCTTCAACTAATTTAGCAAAATCATCTACATTTGAAGATTGTTTTTTTCCTGAACTAATCCAAGCCATTACAGGATTAGAACATGTATCCTTTACTTGTAATCCATCTCTCGTTAATTCCTCACCATACCACAAAAAGAATTGATTAGATGCTCTACTTATATTAAATCGAGGATCTTTATTTATTTTTAGTGAATGTACAGCTATTTCTGAATGAGGAGGTATAACTACAGGAGTATTCATATGATTTGTGAATTCGTATGGTTTGTAAATGCCTGAATTGATGCAATTTAGTCGTTTAGCTTCCGCAGTATCATTTGAAAGAAGAATTAGAGACATATTATTTATATTATTTACAATATAATTAATTTATTTCAATAAAAATAATAAAAAATAATATATATTATTATAAATGGAAAATGATACATTTAAGGTTGGAAAAGTTGTTATTAAAATGAAAAAACCTGATAGAAAAGGATTACCACAAATTACACCATTAAAAAATGTTGATAAAATATCAGAAGTAGATGTTGGAAAAGGAATAAAAGAGAAATTCGATTTTAAAACGGATGATATTTTTGAAAATGTTACTCCTGTAGAAAAACAAAAAAAAAATAATAAAAAAGATAAAGTCCAACCAAAAGTTCTTAAAAAAATTAGTCAGAAAAAATAAATTCGATTTTTTTGCTTTTGAAACCTTGTTTTTTACCTCTTTATGCTGGACTATTTATTGTAATAAATATAATGTTTATAAAGAATAAATAAAATATAACAAATAATAACAAAATGGAAATACTTGAAAACTTATATAATCAAGATTTCGATGTTTTTAAATTAGTGTTAAAATATATAGAATATAAGAAAAATTATGATAATGTTATTATTGAATTAAATAAACAAATAGAATTAAGAAAAAGTATTGAATATAATGAAATATATTTAGACCAAAAAGAAACTAGAATAGATATGTTATATGCAATGGATTATGATGATGAAGCTAATGAAGAAGAAGAAGAATTTATTTTTCAAAGAAATGCTTTATCTAATATGAGAACATGTTGTAAATATCCAAATAATATTTGTTTCGAAACAGATGATTTTGAACAGATATTTTAAAATTTTTATTTAAAATAAAAATATATAATATTGTATAAATAATATGGAAGAAAAACTATTTGATTTAATTAAAAAAGAAAAACCAAATGTTAAAGATACAACTATTAATACATACTTGAAAAATTTAGTAAAATTAAATAAAATGGTAAATCCTGATACAGAATTAAAAGACATCGATTTCTTAAAAAATATAGATAAAGTATCAGAAACAATTGATCATTTACATTATACAACAAAAAGAAATTATTATAATGCTATTATTGTAACATTATTGGTACATGATGATGAAGAATTATTAAAACAATATCAATCTATTCGAGATAAATTAAATCAACAATATGAAGATGAACAAGCTACAGGTGTTATATCAGATAAACAAAAAGAAAACTTTGTAGAGATCGAGGAGATCCATAAAGTAATAAATGAAATTTATGAGGAGATATACATGAAAAAATTAAAAAAGAAATCAGAATTATCAAAGAAAGACCAACATTTATTTATGGTATATTTATTGATAAGTATTTATGTAAAATATCCATTTAGAAATGATGTTGCAGGAATGTCTGTTATTAGTAAAAGAACTTATAATAATTTAACATTAGAAGAGAAAACAACCAATAATTATGTAGTTGTTGAAAAGAATAAAATGAGCTTTGTATTAAATGAATATAAAACATCGAAAAAATATCATGAAAAGATTATTCCAATTGATAAGGAATTAGAAAAGATATTCAGAATGTATTTCAGAATTACTAATATATCAGACCGAATGAAGAGTGGAGAAGAAACAATATTATTTAAATCAAGCACAGGTAATCCATTATCTCGCAACGCAATCAGCCAATTATTATTGAAAACATTTAAACAAAGATTAGGAAAATCGATCTCTACAACTATGCTTCGTAAAATTTATTTATCGAGTAAATATGCTAATGTAAAAGATGAAATGGAAAAGGATGCTCTTGTAATGGGTCATTCAGTTGAAACACAGCAAAAAGTATATGTTAAAGAAAAACAAGAAGGAGAAGAGATGAGTGAAAATGTATATGATGAAAAAAATGAAGAAACTGGTGAAGTTCAGCCAAATTTAATTTATGAGGATTAAATAATCCATCCACATTCTTCCTGTAAATTATTCCATCTTTTTAACATTTTATTTTTATTAACACATCCATTTTTAAATGATATTGAATTATTAATTGCAATACATTCAGCATCGAATAAATCATCTTTACAACAATTATCTATTTCTTGTAATATTTCATATTCATAATCATCCTCGATCATAACATCAAAATAGCTTCGATAATTTAATGTACCATTCCAAAATCTTAAATAATCATTTCGATGTTGTGATTTTCTTTTTTTTAAACCATCTTGGTTCATGGTAGAACCGATGTAATATTTTCCTGTTTTTTTGCATAATATTTTATAAACAAAACCTTGAACCATTTTATATTATATATAATATTTTATTTTGATAAATATAAACTTAATAATTTAAGATTTGTTGGATTTATAATAAAATAAAAATATCTTTATATAATATAATAATGATAATCCACAAAAGTCATAGTAAGAAAGAATTAATTGATATTGTAGAATTTTTCCATTTTCCAATTGAAGAATACCAAGAATTAAATAAAGAGAATTTAATTATTCAGATAATTTTAACTATTGATGATATACCTGAAATAATACCTGATTATGATTTTTTATTAATTAATAATCGAGATGAATTAAAACAATATTTACAAGAACCAAACCAAGATAAAACATTATCAATAAAAGATAAAAATAAAATTATGAGAAAAGCAAAAAGAATAATTAGTTATTGTAAGAATGGTTTTGATATATATAAATCATCATTTCTTAATATTGCAGAATTACTCGATATAGCTAATGATGTTGCTGAAAATGGAAATATTCCAACATGTAGAAGAGCCATTAATTTATTAAATAATGATATTAAAATTCCATATAATATAGAATTAAAAATGACTAAAAAATGTAAGAGAGAATTAGAAATTAAAAAACAATTAAAATTAATGAATAGTGGAGCATTACAAGTAAAACAAGGAAAATTTTTGGTAAAGTTCGAATAAAAATATAAATCATAATTTAAGATTTGTTAATATATAAAGAATAATTATATATGTATAATATATAATACATGATGGATGAATTAACAAAAGAAAAATTAATTGAGATAATTATTGATAATACAGAATTCGATACTGCAGATAAGAGGAAAAAAATAAATCAAAAACAACAACTTAAAAAAACAATTGGTAATAATATTAATAATACAGAAAATACATTATTCACTTTTTTATTTAATATTATTGATAAAAATAATTTATCTGAAAATATTATAAATATGAGTAAAGTAAAACAACTTACTAATGTTGAAATCCGAAAATTAATCAAAGAACATAATGACTTTGTTAAAATTAAAATTCCAAAAGGAGCTACAAAGAAATCATTATTAAAAGCTATTGATGATAAAGGTTTTTTTGTAGATCATGCTAATAATAAATTAGTAAAAAAATCAGGTTCAATTTTAAAAAAGGAAGAGAAACCAAAACCAAAGTTTAACATCGATGAAAGTAAAAATATAAAACAAGAATTTAAGGAAACAAAAAAGGAAAAAAAGGAAAAATTAGAACAATCTAAATTAGGTGATAAACAAGAAAAAGAAAATAGAAGATTAAGGGATCTTGCAAAACAATTAAATTCTGAATTAAAAAATGATGTTGGTGAAGAATTAAAAATATATATGAATAAGAGAAAATTAACAGATAAAGATTTAGATGAATTACAAAAATTAAAAGAAACTATTGATGATATTTTAGAAGTTTATAAAGATGAAGGAATTGAAGATGATGTACCAAATAAATTAATTAATAACATGTTAAAATTAATCAATAAAATGTTAGGTGTTAAAAAATCTGTTAAAAATATGAAAGTTGATAAACAACCTGATGAAAATACTGCAGGGAAACAATCACAATCATCTATGATGAGAAAAGATAAAAAACCAGCTGTATCAAAACCAGTTCAACCATCATCAGCTCCAAAGAAGGCATCAGCATTACCTCCAAGAAAAACAAGAGGTAAAATAGAAAAAGGATTTGTAGAAGTAGAAAAACCAAAATATAAAATTGATACATCGAAACAACCAAAGACAACACCATCAAAAGTATCTATTAAAATTAAACCATCATTAAATACAAAAAAAATAACAAAAAAATCACCAGCTATTAAAGTATCTACACAACCAAAGAAAGAAATTGAATTAGAACCAACTGATACAGATGATATTAATAAATTACCATTATTAGATAAAATACAATTATTAACTGAATTTTTTGAAAAATATAAAAATAATGCTAATGCGGAAGGCCAAGATATTTTTGAAGATCGAACACAAGCTCAAAAATTCTTCCGTAAAGTATTCGAGGAAATACGGCAAATGAGTATTAAAAGTGATAAAAATGCTAGTGGATTTCAAGGTGTAGGCATGTCTATTCAAAAACCAGCCAACAGATTATTAAATCTTGCAACTAGATTATCTGATGATACATTAAAAAATGGAATTGTTGTTAATACACAATTAAAACCATTACGGCATTTTGTTCGATGGATTAGCACATCAGCAAAAGAAGATAAAAAAAATAAAAAAACAACTGGATCGAAAGGTATTAGTAAAGATGATTTAGTTAAATACAAAGGATATAGTGCTGTTGAATTAAAAGAAATATTAACAAGAAATAATTTAGGTGTAAGTGGTGGTAAATTTCAATTAGTAAATAGAATATTAAATAATGATATTAAATTACCACCAAGAGAAACTAAACAGAAAAAGGAAAAAGGAGTAAAAATTAAAGTTGCTGAAAAACCAAAAGAACCTGAACCTCCTGCAGATGAAGATGATGAAAGTTCAGAAGAGGAAGAGGAAACAGAGGAAGAAAAGAAAGAACAGGATAGAATAGTAGAAAATAATAATTTAAATAGACAAGTATTAATTGATGTTGTTTCTAAATTAGCTCGAACATTTAAATTAAGAATTACATTAGATCAAAAACAATTCGAATTAACACCTGAACAAATAGGACAAGTAAGAGATGATTTAGTAAATCCACAGAGAGATCCAGCTATTACATGGGCAGAATATAGATCAGTATTAGATCAATTAAAATCGATGGATATTACATTTAAATCAAAGAGAATGATAAGATCATACAAGGATTTATTAAATTTAGTTGATAGTATTGTTCGAGCTAATCATCAGGAAAATAAAAGAACTTTTAAGAAAAAAGAGGAAGTTTCAGAAATAGATAAAACAGGATTACCTGCTTTTGATATTAATTCATTTATTAAAGAAACTCTACAGGAAGAACTCGATGAGGCCGAAGATGAAGTATCTACTGATGAAGAGGATGATGAACCTGAAATAATGACTAGAGCTGATTTAAAACAAAATGATCCTCGATTACAAGAATTTATTAAAAGAATGAAAAAATTAATGGATCAGGTAAGACAGAAAATTCCACAAATGAAAGACAAGAAAGATTTAAGAATTATTGGAAAAATGTTAAGAGTTCAAATGTATGAAGAATATTTAGAAGAATATAATGTTCGATTTGATGATGAATTAGAAGAAATTTTAGTTGATAAAGCTGTTGATATGTTAAGAGAAGAAGGTAGGAAGGCCATAGCAGAAAGAGATGAAACAGCAAAAGATTTAGCTAGAGGTATGGGTGTTGTTGGAACTATTGTTGATCCTGATGGTAAAACACATACATGGAAATCACATCGGCAATTTAGTGATGTTAAAAGTGAAATTCATGCAACTCTGATGAAAAAAATGGATGAATTATCTAATACTGATGATTATGAAAGAGATAAGAAAGTAATAGATCGATGGTCTGATTTTTTTAGAAAAGATATACAGGATGCTAGTGATGAATATTATAAAGAAGTAGATAGAAGAGCAAGAAATCAATAAAAAAAAAATATAATATTAATTATAATATGAATTGTGAAACAAGTAGATCGATCAAAAAAAGATCAAAAGGAAATGATGTATTTATTACACCAATAGAATTAGCTATAAAACATGTACATTTAATTGATTAT